ACGAAGGAGTAATATCCCAGAACGAAATAAATTTACCAACACACGAAAAAAGACGATATAACCGCATACAGTCACTATCGAATAGAGCATCCGAGCGAATATCGGTCGTTGGGGATTCGAGTCGAGCATAATAATAACACGTGTAAAGCTGATTTTCAATACTTAAAAAACTGTCAACAGAAAATGAAGACATAGAAAAAATAGACCGAACATGATAACGACAAACATCCATCAATGTTGCATCGGGGTTGTCTCTTCGGACAATGTAAAAAGTTGTGGATAACGTTGAAGATACGCTTCGTACAAGCCAATATAATTCATCGCCAGACAGTCGACCATCGCACGCATATCGGAGAAAGCAGGAATCGACAACCGACCGGGGAGGGCGGATAGAGAGAAGTTTTCCATTAATGAGGTTAGGGATTCCATTAAGGAATGGAGAGAGCGGGGTCTCTTCGATTTGTCCGGAAATACTATCTCTAACGGCTTTCGTGGCGTCAGAAAAGCATGATGTTGCAAATCCGTTCGAGAAACGACTATACGGTTTAACTCTATCATCCTGTTTAAGGTGATGGGGAAGGCGACTAAATGAGTTAACATAGCCCGCAACGTACGATTCAGCGTTTCCTCTCGAGGCAGACCAATCACAACGACCAAATTTCCAACTCGCAGAAATAATTCGGCTAATATTCTTGGCGACTTTGTCCGAGTCCGTGAATAATAAGAGATGGAAATGCGGACGGAAGTGTACGGGTCCGTATTCTGATACAAAGTAGATATGTATTTTTTCATATTTTCCAGCGAATTTAGATATATGCTTACGCAAACGTTTGACAAATAATTGACCATCTTTCCGAGATATATAACCATAATAATCTTGCAAATGAGGATACTTACCAGTAAAATTCAAATTAGCTTGCTCACGAAAATCACGGATATATTCTTCAGAGGCATTAAAAAAATAAGAGAAATCATCATCATAAGAAAGAGGAGCATCTACTTCTTTCTTGATGTTTTTCTTGTATTTCTTAGAATACACCGTTTGAACCATCTTATAATCTCCTCGCTTCCTAGGCTTGACAACAAGCTTGTAAAGAGTTGAGGTAGAATCATTAGTATCAACCTTAAAAATTTGACATTTCGGCACATACTTTTGACTATAAGAAGGATTGATAAAAAAGGTGTATTTAGATAGAGACTTTTGTAAACTTACCCGCATGGAACGAATAGACGCTTTGCGGGTAAGACACGCAGGACATTCACCGCATGGTTGATACATAAGTTGACCCGTGTAAGGGTTTATAACATTCTTACCATGATAGCAGCGTTTAGCGAGAAACTTTATAGTATCAACCTTATCCATAACTACTGTCCTACGAGAATTGAACCTAATGAAGTTAACAAAGAGACAATCGCTGAAATAACAGCAGACCAAATTTTGTTCTTCTTTTCAGTTGTAGCCATAATCAATTTGATTTAGAATTAGACTTAATAATAGATAATTGCTCTTTAGCAACAATAGAATCATACTCAAGCACAGAGCGAGCAACAACAATAAACGTATTCCGTGTAGACTGACGAACAAAAGACATAAATTCAGAAATATCCGAATCATTGACCACGAATGCCACTTCTCCTTTAGAGTCTGGAGAAACAATAAAAAGTGTTTTAGTCTTAAAATTTTCCATAGTATCAACCTTTAAAATTAGTATTTCATTGCAAGTATAGTAAAAAAAAGATATGTTGTAACGGTGTCACTTGTGGGTAATTATGACGAGAAAGAACCTTTGCAGGATGATAACCTGCAAATCCTTCGGACACAAGATGTTAGATTTCATAGTTAAAGTAAGTTAAAAGCTTATACGCTGCCTTCCAGTTCCCTGCAACTCCCAAAGGGAGATTGGAGGGAAATAGGAAGGTCAGGCAGCTAGATGGTAACTCGAGTGCTCGCCGCAGGGCAGGAGGCTCGGAAAGCCATCAAGAATAGAAACGAATAAAGCCAGAGGAAATCCGAAACGCTGGAATTCTATATTCGAATGAACAGGACGTGAAAAGAAAAGAGTTACATTACTGTAACTCTTTCGGAATATCCAACACATCAATTCCAACAACAGAACTAAAATATGTTACTCTTTCCAAGAATACTTCGGAATTTTCGGATTTTTACCGTACTTATACTCTTTCCAAGAATACTTCGGAATTTTACCGTACTTAGACTTAAACATGTTAACAGACTTACCAAGCTTTCCAGCAACAGTAAACATGGCAGCAGCATCAAGCAAAGGACCAAGAGCCGAAGAAACGGGAACGACATTCTTTTGAATCCAACGATTACCGGGAGTATCCTTCGTATAACGCTCAAATTCAGCCATAATATTAGCAATTTCAGAGGCTTTAAGGTCAGCAGACATCTGACCAGTCTTATAAAATTCTTGAACAGGAGCCCAATAAGCAGCAGAACGAGCTTGAATACCTCGATAACGATTTTCTTCATTAGCAGCAATAATTAAACGTTCTGCAGTCTGTTCAGCAATATAATTAGAAATCTTAAGACCACGAGCACGAGCAGAAACTTCAATTTCTTCGGCAATAGCCTTACGAGTTTGAGCAGACAGCAATTCACGTTGAGATTTCATAGTAGCAAGCTCACCAAGTTTAAGAAAGAGAGAGAGTTGCTGACCAGCATCCAAATACTTATTTAAAATCTCCTTTTCCTTAGCTTGTAAATTAACCAAAGCAGAATCAGCATAAGACTTAGCAGTAGAAGCACGAATATTATCAATTTCCGCTTCAGTTTTACCGAGAGAAAGCTGAGCAGCACGTTCACCATACATAGCCTTTAAAGCATTATCAAGGCCGTAACCTTCAGTAACAACATCACGCTGTTTATTCTCAAAATAAGAATTCACGGCAGAAGAAAGCATAGCAAAACCAGTACCATAATCCGGACGTTGCAAATTCAAAGAAAGAGCAGAACCACCAGACGGAGACGCAGGAGAAGGAGCAGAAGCAGAAGCCGGAGAGGACGCAGCCTGTCCAACAGAAGACGCACCTTGCATAGCAAGAGCCGGGTTAATCCCGGCTGCTAGAAGACGTGCTTTTTGATTCTCAGGGAGATTATACTCATTCTCACGATTCCACTGTTCCAAATTCCACTGATTTGCCTTAGACATCATTTCTTCAGACCAATCACGACCAAGTTGAGATTGTTCGGATTGAAATCTTTGCTGTTCCTGTAAAGCCCATTTATTATACTTGACACTCTTTCTATTCATCTTACCAGAAGCAATGCCAGAAGCAACTGAACTTCCAAGACCAGCTCCAGCAGAAATAATAGAACCAAGAACAATAGGGTCCATAATTATTCAGATTTAGATTCAACAGATTCAGTAAGTTTAGGAGCTTCAGATTTAGATTCAGAAGCTTCCATTTCTTCTAATTTAACCTTAGCTTCATCAGAAATTTGTTCCTGCTTATCAAGCATATCACGAACCCATTCACGAACCTCGGAAGGAGATTGAACGTAACGAGATTTAATCTCGGTCATCAATTGCTCATCGGTAAAATTACTGTCCTTGTAAGGAGAAGCCGGATTCACCTGTAATTCACGAATAAAATTCCGGTAATTATCCTCGCCAATATCATTAATAATACGTTGCTCGTTTAAAAGCAAAGTAGCATCAGAAACAAAACGAATAGAACCATTCTGTTCAGTAACAAAACGCATTTCATCAATAGGACGAACCGTAAGAAACTCCGAATTAGCAAGAACATTTAAAATATCTCTTTTTTCCATAACAAACAAATTTTAAATTAATACGGCATTCCATCATAATCAAGATTTTGAACAAGCTTCACATCAAAGAAAGATTCAACGAGGAACTGGTCGGTATCAATCGTATTATCACATTGAGAAACGAAAATAGAATCCAAAACACGTGGAGAAACCTTAAACAAACCATAATTAGGCGACCAAGTCAAAGGAGAAGAACCTAACGTAACCTTAAGCATAATCTCATCAATAGTAAGCGGGGTAACCCAAGATGTTAAAGAAGTCAAAAATGCACCTTCAATACAATCAACATCAGTCTTGTAAGCTATATAACGAGGAACGTAACCTAAAACAGAATTAGATTTAAAAGAAGGGGGGTAAGAATTACTTGCACGATTCACCAAAGCAAATAACGGAAGAGATTCCAAACCTAAATTATCCAACTCGGGTTGAGGCAAGTCAGTTGCGTAAGTATTCAAAAGCTGAAGGTCGGGACCAGATAATTCATAATCCAAAACTGGCACCGCATGGTAAATACACATCAAAATACCATGTTCTTGTGTCTCGAAAGTCTCAGAACCAGAACCAGACCCAACACCTTTTCCTTTAATATCAGCTTGAGCCTGCTCGGCATCCAAGTTATTATTCAAAACTTCAGAAATATTAATCTGGGAAGAATTACCACCAATATAAGTACAATGATCAGAAAGGACGGTGGACAACTTCACATTCCAACGAGCTTCTAACTGTTCCTTATATCCTTGGCCTGCACATTGTTGTATCTCACGCATACGCTGGATAGCATTAGCGATACGGAAGGAAAGAATGTCAAAAGAAGAAGACAAATCATCAATTCTAATACCATAAGGGTAGCCATTAGCAGTAGTTCCAGTAGCCTGTTTCAAAACTAAAGGATTAACTTCAGAAGTAGCAGACATAACAACAGAATTACCAGTAGGAGAACCAAGATTAGTAAGAGGTATCGAATTGGAAGCTGCGACAATACCACGATTTTTAATAGTAACCGTAGCAACCGACCCTAGTTGAGAAGACGGAAGAATTCCCATAAATAAATCTCGAGGGTAATTAGCGTAACGAAGAGAGAACAAATTATCTTTAGATAACAAATCAGAAGGATTATTCTCATATTCAGTCAAAATGTTTCCTCCAGAATAATAATCAAAATTATAAGTATAAGGTTGAGCCTTTTCCCATTGTTCAAAACGGAAATAATCGCAGTAAATCTTCTGATAAGCAGCCAAAGGGAGAATATTAACGTTAAGATTCCACTGAGCATAAAGATTAAAATCTTTTACAGAAGAATAACCCATGTTCTTATCGGTCAAAGAATTCCAAGCAGAATCATACAAAAAGTTACCATAACGAAGATGACGCATAAGCTTAATAGACTGGGGAATCCGACTAAAGCCTGCGACATCAAACTGGTCACGACCGGCTGAAGACTCGAAATTCTTAAAAATTTCAGTAATCGTAGAAAAATCAGTATAAGGAATTTCGTCAGAAACCACCTTATTTTGAATCAAAGAAGTAGCAATATTAGATTGGTCCAACATGTTTACCAAAGCAGGATTCAAATTCTTATTAATCAAACGCAATGGAACAAAATACCAATCAAAATACTCCTTGATACGAGTATAAGCAGCAGTATTAACCGGCATGGTACGAGTAAAGTGCATATCCTTCAAATTTACTTTCGTACCGGGAAGGAGCATTTTCCAATAAACAGGAAGCAACTGTCCTGCCTTAGCCGTGAAACAAAACTTCTTAGAAAGGTCAAAACCAGCACGAGAGGGCCTACCTTTCACATCTCCATAAGAAAAAAGTCGTGAACCCATAAAAAAATTAAAATTTAAGTTAAACTAATCGAAAGGTAACAACATTTGTTCAGAAATAAACTCGTGAGATTTATCCCTAGGATACTGCGTTACCTTATATCTATAAATACTTAGAGAATTAAGGTACTTTTCCAAACGATAGCAATATTCATCACATTGACATACAGATGAAACGCGAAAACGGTCCCGCATCATCAAAACCATATTATCTCCAATAAAATCGGGATTAACCATATCATCCAAACGATATATATAAATTGTTCTATACATACTTTAAATTTCGGTCATTAATTTCACGATGCTTAACACGATTGTCGCAATCTCGTTTAGCCTTAGCTTGTGCCAAAGACAAGATAGGATGAGATTTGACAAGAGAATCAAAGGGAGGATGGTACTCCAAAACGGAAGTACCATCCGAGGAAGGAACGTCCTCAGTAACGGGAGCAATAAGAAAATCCACTAAATCATCGTCAGACCAACTAAACCAACGAGGTCAGTGTACTGAGAACGTAGCAAAGTATAAGAAAGCCGAACATAATAGTGCTTAGAAATATCAACCGTCCTACGAATGTATTCATAAGGCGACGAAGGAGTAATATCCCAGAACGAAATAAATTTACCAACACACGAAAAAAGACGATATAACCGCATACAGTCACTATCGAATAGAGCATCCGAGCGAATATCGGTCGTTGGGGATTCGAGTCGAGCT